CTCACAATCAATCATCACTTCAGTTAAGAAAGCGACAAAGTTAATTTCTTGGTCAACGACAAATGCAGACTTGTATTGATATTCAGCAAGCAATAGAACCATACGCCCAACAGAATTAGGATTCAAGCATTCATTGCTGCTATCAAAGATTCGTCTGAATAGTACTGATGGCTCATTGTCTAGATTCTCTGCAACCCACTTACGCATACCCGTGAAATCATTTGCTTTCAATCTTTCAAATAATGCCTTGAAATTGTCACTTGAAATATTTGCAAGAATTCCAGTATCAATCTTACCTGTAGCAGAGTAACGTTGCAGTTCATTAATAACACGCCTCCAATCAGGAAAGTGTTTCATAATAAGTTCAGCAACAACTCGTTCTTCAAACTCTACATTTTCTTTTTGCAGAATACCAGTCACACGTTTCATAAAACGACCAGCAAGTTTTGGTCTGTCTGATGTGTTTATCTTGAATTGTACAACGGAGCATCGGCTGTGGAGTGGTGCGATGATACGATTAAGAAAGTTGCAAGTAAGGATAAAACCACAATTAGCAGAAAACTCTTCCATGAAGTTTCTGAGTGCGGGTTGAGTAGATTGCGGATTGAGATAATCAGCTTCGTCAAGTATAACATATTTGCGACCACCAGAGAATGATACAGTTGATGCGAAGTTTTTAATTTCATTGCGTAGGGTATCAATGTTGCCATTCATAGACCCATTAATAACAATATAATTACATCCAAGTTCTTCAAGCATAGCCTTGGCGATAGTCGTTTTACCAACGCCAGGACCACCCGTAAGAATTAGATTGGGAACGTTCTTTTGGTCAACGAATTGTTGGAACGTAGCCTTTAAGTCTGCTGGAAGAATTGTGTCTTCAACAGTTTTTGGTCGATACTTTTCACACCAGAGAAAATCTTGTAGCATGTATTCACCTTATCATAACATAAAAATGCATTATAACACATTGCATGTTAGAATGCAAGCCGAGTGTTACTTAGCAACACTCTCATAAAGGGTCTCAACATCATCTTGTTCTTGTTGGACCTCGGTGAAGTTTTGTTTGTGATAAATCTTTGCAAGTTTGCGAGTGTACTTTTTAGGCAACTCAAATTTATCTTCTACGGTGGCAAGAATGTCTTTAATCAAATCACGCTCGGCTTCAATGCGAGTGAGTGAGTTTGAAATTTCAACAAGTGCATCCAGAATCTTTTTGCGGTCCTCTGGAGAAGACGGAACAATCACGTTACTGCTCATAATATTTATCCTTCGTACTTAGAACCGGCTTCAGTAGCAATCCAATATTCAATTTGGTCGGTTACGTGTTTAAAATGTGAGATTCCCTTAGATGAAATTGCAACATCATACGTACCAGGAATCATCTTAAGATTTTCTGTAACAAAAATCATTCGGAAGTTGGCTGAAGTTCGACCAACTGTAATTGAAAAGTTGTCTGAATCTGTATTCTTAATGTCAAGTGCAGAGATAGAAATTTCAAAACCATTACCAGTTACTGCAATGTTTGGAAGACCTAAGATACCAGACATTTTCAACACTTGATTCATGTCATCTTTTGTCAGTTTAAAATTCACTTCAGAGTTTTCAATCTTCAACTCTTTTACAGGCGGTGCCACAATCATAGACTCATCTGCAAGTCCGTATGTGGTTTTAGATGTGCCAGATTTTACTGTGAGATTATTTGCATCAGAATTAAGGACGATCTCAGGATCAGTTAAAGAACTGCAAAGTGAAAGAAACCGATTCAAGTCATAGATAACAAAATCTTTTTCAAATGTTTCTGTTACTGTAGCTTTACCGAGTACGTTTTGTCCCTTAGAGATTGTTCGCACCACTGAGCCTTCTTTGAATTGCATACCAGCATTAATGCTAGCAAAGTTTTTAAGAACATTAATTGTTGATTCACTGAATTTCATTTTGTTTTCCTTCATTCAAGTCATGTACGTGTAGCATGATTATAGCATAGTGCAATATTTTTAGCAAGTCTTTACGATTACGGCCGTCTTTCTTGCCATACCTTTGTGCGTATTTCAGCACGTTTCCAATACAGAATCCTTCACCATGTCCACCATCAATGATGAATTCTGTTGCTTGAAATTTGTTACGGGAATAATGTTGCCCGTATGTTGAGTCAATGTAAGATTGTAGTTCATCTAAAATTTGATCTTCACTGTAACGATATTCAATCATTTTGTGGTTCGTTTTACAACATCATCACCAGCAGTTGGTGATACATTGATTGATGCAAGTGCTTGCAAAGAACCACCAAAGATATAACTACCAGCATGTTTCAAACGCATCCATGGAAGCAACCACACTTTGCCACCAGCTTTACGCATCCATTGACAGAACATGTAATCTTCTGAAAGATAGCGTTTTGTGTCTGGACAAATAACGCAATCAAAGTAAGCCATGATTTCTCTACTGCCATCAAAGTTTTCTGTGCGTATGTGGTCTGGTTTGTAACTTTGCATTGGAAATGCTCTATCGTATTTTTGAAGTGCTTCACGGGTAATCAACATGAAACCTGTGCCGCTTTCTTTCACTTCAACTGGCTCATCAACTCTAAATTGTGTTACGCCATCTGCTGGATTAAAAACAAAATCGCCAACAAATTCTTCTAAATCATTTGGATTTTTATCTGCATAGCCTTTGTCAACTGCAACTTTAATTTTTTCCCAAGAGATTGCTTTCTTTGGATATGGACCACATACAACATCCATGTCATCACGGGTAGACGCAAAGTGCATCATAACTAAAACATCTGTCGCATCAAACTGAATGTCGCTATCAATGAAAATCATATAATCGTAACCACTGCGAACAAACTCATCTGTCAAATAATTTCTAGCACGTTGCACTAGTGATTCATTGAAGATGAAAAACAATTTAGCATCAATTCCATATTTGGTGCACATAATCATCAAATCGGTAATTGCTTTGGTATAAGAACCATGACATTGTCCACCATACATTGGTGTTGCAACAAAAAGTTTTTTGGTTTTTATTTTCTGAATATCAATTTCAAATTGCATAATTTCTCCATACTGTTAAATTATCTTACACTATTATATATAAAAAAAGAGGCTACATCAAGTAGCCTCTAAGGCATTACTGCCAAGGAGATTTAGAACGGAATTTCATCTGATACTGTTTCAGTTTTCACTTCTTCAGCACCAGCATCAATCTTGGTATACAAATCAAGGAATGACGTTTTGGTTTCGGCGTCAAAACGATTGATACAGTACTTGATTGCTTCCATCTTATCATTGAAGATGGTGTATGCTTCAGCAATGTGAGACAGCCGGCGAGTGGAGATCAATTCATCAATTGCACCTTCTTCAAAGGTCTTACGGATGATATCAGCCCACTTCACAAGATTTTCTGCGAATGCTTTGTCATCAATGCCAAGGCTTGCAAACAACTTAGTCAAAATCTTGGTTTCAACTTTTACATCAGGATATTCCTGTTCTACAGTAATTGGGAACCGTTCAAGGAACGCATCATCAATAATTGTAGCAGCCATGTAGCGACCAGTTTCGTCACCTTTGCCTTTGGTATTTGCAGTTGCGATAATGTTGAAGCCAGCAACTGGTTCAACAAATTCACCAGTCTTCTTAACAAACAAACCTTTGCCTTCAAGTACACCTTGCAAGCACATTAGCTTATTTGAACCGCGGTCAATTTCATCAAGAATCAAAACTGCGCCAGACTTCATTGCTTGAATAACTGGACCATCAAACCATTTTGTCTCACCATCAATCAGCCGAAAGCCGCCAATCAAGTCATCTTCATCAGTCTCAGGTGAAATATTCACACGGAGACATTCAACTTTCAGTTGGGCGCAGGCTTGCTCAACCATGAAAGTCTTGCCATTGCCAGAGAGACCAGAAACAAATACTGGATAAAATTTCTTTGATGCAACAATGCGTTTCATGTTGTCAAAGAACCCAAAGGGAACATACAACGAATTCACTTTGGGAATAATTGCGCCTTCTTGCATACGAGCAACGGAAGACATTTTTGCAATTGCTTTTGCGACAGGCGCCTTGACGGGTTCAGAGATTGGCATAGAAGCAATTGGTTCGGCTTTGACTAGTGCAAGACCAGCCATGTTGATGTTGAATTCTTGAAGAGGCAATTGATACTTACCGCGAGCAATCCGGTATTGTTTACCCTCAAGCCAAACTTGACGTTTCATGCCAGTTTCTTCAGAGAGTGTCACCAGTTGATCGTGTGTCACAATTTCACCAAACCGCTTTGCAGCTTCGGTGACAAATAAAATCTTTTCAGTTTTCGTGGTCATAATGTAAAGTATCTTTCAGTTAAAAATCAATTCAATACTGGTAGTATAACAGACCATTTCTGGCATGTCAAGTGTTTTTTTTGACTGTTGTTTTCACACAACATCAAGCAATTTCCTTGATTACCTTAGACAGTAGAACACGGTTTGTCAACCGATTTTGGTTCATCTTTAAGAATGCACCTTTCAACTTGCGGGCAGAAACAGCTTTGACTTCACCAAGAATGTCTGACAACGAATCGTCTTCGGTAGACAATTCTTCGCCACCAGGAATCAGGAAGTACTCGGAGTATCCATATCCACTGACAGAGAAGAATTTCTCATCACGGAATTGTTTGTATCCAACCTCCGTCATTGGCATGTTGAATCGTGACATTGCATTTTCAAAGTACCGTTTGCTTTTTGGTAGGATGTAGAATCCAATCAAATTACAGCCAGTACGATCTTTTAGAATTTGCAACAGAGTTGGTGTCACACCTTTGACACCCACACGATAAGTTTTTGCGGAATCTTTATCCTCAATATAAGACACTGAACGACGGTCAGCTGGTCCGATGGTAACATTACGCCCTGATCCACTTTCAGTCCACAAATTAGTTGAATCTTCACCATCAGTCAAGAAAATAACATTCACAACTTCAGACCGGGTGCGTTTACGGAATTCATTCACAACAACAGACGCAACCTGAATTGTTGCATTCAATGGAGTGCCGCCAAGTCCCATACCAGCACAGATATATCCGGACTTGTAATTTCGACGGTAGTGTAAATATGGCATATATGCTTCAGCCACTTGCAACAAGTCATTTGCAAATTTACGATACGTTGCATTCTTCATGCTACTGGACAGAATGTTCAATAGATGAAAATTGTCGATTGGCAATTGACCATTTGGTGTAAGAACATGTTCTTGTTTTTTGTTGACATAGTATTCAGTACTGAATGCATAAACATCAAACGGAATATTCACTTTGCGGCAGAACGTCGCCATTGTAATCAACTGTTCAATTGTGCCAGATAGATTATCTTGCATAGAACCAGACCAGTCAATGAACATCACAATGCCGTGATTCTTACCTTCAGCAACAGAACCAATCTTACGGAAAATATCATCATTGAACTTGTAAGTGTGCAACTTGTTGGTGTCCAGTGTGCCAGTATCAGAGACAGTCACACGGCGCAACTCTGCCGCTTTCTTTTTCATCTCAAATTCTTTTACAAGATATGCAATCGGATTCTTATTCTTGGCTTCAAATTTCAGCAGCAAAGTAGAATCATACCGCTCATGAACTTTCAAATCAGGATCATCATAAAATTCATCTACAAAGAATTTCAATTCTTTGAAGGGAACAATATAGTTTTTTGAAATGATTTGATTTTGATTAGCAATCTTACCGACGAAAATTTCTTTTGTTTCAGCAAGACCGTTCAATGCTTGTTGGAATTTTTCATCCGTTATAGATTTAACTTCATCACCATATGCCTTCAACTCATTGGGTATAGCATCTTCAAACGTGGGTTTGTTAGAATAGCCATTGTCAAATCGGTCTTCAAAATCCTCACCATCCTGATCGTCATCATCATCATTGGAGTCAGAATCACCAGGATTCTTGTCTTCATAATCTTCAGCATCATCACCAAAGCCATCTTCACCTAATTCGCCATTCTCTTTTTGTTTTTCAAATTCTTTTTTAGCTTCTTCACGCTTTTGTTTCAATTCTGCTTTGCAAAATTCATACAAACGTTCGGTGATATCTTTCACTTGGGCAAAAGATTCTGCTTTCTCAATTTCGGTAACGTATTCTATTTCTTCGGCATTAAATTCAATGCCTGCAATTGCACCAAGTTTAAAATACAAATTGATTCTATCAATTAGCATAAGTGCATTTACATCTTTGTCTTTGATACCGAAGAAATCACGTTCAGTAAATTGCCGATATGCAATAGACATGGGCTTACGCAAACCTGGATAACGATCTTTCATCTTACGTTCAACCCGTGCATCCTCAACTACATTCAAGAATGTAGAGAATGCAGCGCCACCAGCCTTAGCGGAATCAACGTATTCTTGTGGGGTTTCTAATGCGTGACCCACTTCATGCCCGACCAACAAGTCAGTCATTTCTGGTGTGGTATCATTCATAATGGGAAGAGTAAGACGGCGATCTACAATATCAAAGGATGCAGTTTGCACCTTGCGATATTCTACCGAAATATTCTCTGTAGCAAGCAATTTTGCTAGAGTGGATTTTGAAATTTGTGTATTAAGCATGTGTGTATCTTAACTCAAGTGGATCAAAATGTCAAGCGGTTTGTGCGACAGACTGTTGTTCCAGAGCAACAATCTTCGGCCGAATGATGATAGTCTGTGGCACTTCAATGTCACCTTGCTTGTAGTAGCGGTGCATTTTCACCGTAGCGGTGATAGTCGCGGTTTCACCTTCAGCAGGGAAATCTGCATTGCCGCTGAACACGATAACATTGCCATCGGCATCTTCACAGATGCGGAGAAGGCTAGTGCCAGAATCATAGTAGTGGAAGCGAGGACGGTCAACAACAATTTCTTTTTTAACTGTTAGAGTGACAGTGACCTTTTTCTTTTCGGTGCCAACGAATGCCCGAGTTGCGTTTTTCTCGGCTGCTTGTGCAGCCCACTGTGCTTTACGTTCAGCCTGAGTGGAAATTGATTTGCGTACAGCAAGGACTTGCTTTTCCGTCAACTTGCCATAATCGCTCAACGCACCAAGAAGACTGGAGTAGAACGAACTTTTTCCAGAATTAGCACCGATGAATTCAACGATATCGCCAGCGTCGGGATATGTCCTGTAGAATGTCTTGTTGGCATTCATTATGATGTTGCGCCTGGTAGCGGCTTCGTATGCGGCAGGGTGTTCAATGTGTGACATAAATTCCTCTGTAATCTCAATGTATGTATACAGTATATCACGGTGGAAGAGGATGTCAAGAACTATTTTGCATAGTGTAGCATCAAAACAACACATTTGTGTGAAATGAAGGGGTTTTTCTTAAAAGTGCAAGAAAAACCCCTTATATTTAT